TCAAATAACCAAATCGCAGGTCTTAGTAGCGATCGTCATCCTTTCGGGTAGTGGTTAAGCACCTTTGCGGCAAGGTTTTCCATCCCTGTGTACACGTAGACCAGGTTTAGAGCGCACGAAATTAAGCCTGCGCCAGCCAAAAAACCGCTTTATTTTGCCTTTGATTGTTCTAAAAGACGCTGTCTAAGTATATTTGATCCGCCAACTCTGACGTTTATAATGCCATTATAATAGTCATCAGTTTCTAAAACTCTACGTTCAAACTGTTCTCTAGCTTCTAAATAACTTAGTTCTGCCTTGGATTTGCAAAGATATAGTATTTCTCTTGTGAATTTTTCCGGACCTAATGCTTGGACGTCTGCGTTTAACCTATCAGATGAACCCCAGTATTCGCGCCAATCGCTTTCTACCGTGCTTCTTCTTTTAAGTTTTTTGCCTTTGAGTGGGGGTTTTGTACGTTTAAACTGTGCTAGTTTCTTGCCTATGTACTTCTGTCCGGTTACGGTGTTCGTGATTATGTAAACAAAGCCAATATAGCCTTCTGGGATTTCATCTACGGGTTGATTTTGATACGTCCATTGCACTCATTTAGTTACCTTAGGGGGCCTTCCAGGCTTGCCTTTTCTGGTTGCTTTACGTGCTTCTCGTTTTGCCTGTATTTCTGTTCGCCTAGTTGATGCCTCGTTACGTATTTCTGATAGCCAATATCGTGCCTTAATGCCTGCTTCGTCTGAGCCTCTGTATTCAAATCTGTCCTGCCACTTAAAATATTCCTGAAAAGCAGCAATCATTTTGTCGTGACTGTCTGTACTCAAGGTTCTCTTCCAAGAAATACATTGCCTGACACAGATATGCGAGTTTCTATGGAATCGCTGAAAGGATAAACACAGTGTCTCAGCAGACTAGGAAACACCATTGTCTTTCCTACGCTATTTTTATCAACATTCATAGTTGCACCTTGTGTGCGGCCTAGTATATCTGTATAGGTAAACTCTAATTGACCACTAAATTGGTCTTTGGTGTAGTCTATTACTTCAGGTATCCTAAGCCAAATAGTGTAACTCAGTACTCCGCCGTGCATATGATTGGGAATAAACTCTCCAGCCTTTTGAAAATTGATCCAAGGGCGTTCACAGTAGTATTCTGGAGTGATGTTAGGAGCATCAAATGTCATTAGATAGTGGCAGCTATTTCTATACAACTGTGTACATTCTAGAATATACTGTTTTAGTAGATCTTCTGTAGGTTTAGTGAACCTGTAGTGCTTAGGTACACCTTTAGAAGTTAATCCCGAAGCAGTTTCTTCAGCAGAAGCAATGTCTTGCTCTATCTGTTCAACATCAGCTAACATCATAATCAATAGATCCTTAGGCACAGATGCCCTAAAGATATTCATATTGGTTAATGCTATGTTACCACTGTCTATATTCACCCAACAATCTCCACGTCATTGCTATAACTAGTAAATCCGTTTTCTTTAATAACCTTAAGTACGTGATTTACACGACTGGTTAGATCATCACGATGTGAAATCAAGAATACATTCTTATCACGCTCACGAGTCATCTTCTTAAGTACTGCAATTGAGCTTTCGACACCGCTTGAATCCATACCACTGTCTACAAGTTCGTCGATAAACAATAGGTTGATACTGTGATATAGGTTCTCCCATACATCTCGGAATGCCCAGGACATACTGAGTATCAAACGGTTACGTTCACCACGTGACAAATTATCAAAGTCTAGGTCTTGTCCTAGCTGTGTGATTATCACAGTTAGGTCATTTTGAAATTCAACAATATGCGGCAATCCGATCTTGTCAAGATAGTAAGTCAATCGTTGATTCAAGAACGCCAAGTTCTGATCAATGATGCGTTTACGCACAAAACTGTCTTTGTTTGTTAGCAATTTATACAAGAACTCTTGATGATCTTTGACACGTACTAGTTCGTTAACCTGATCCCAGTCAATTTCCTGTACCGCAGTAGTTTTCAGTTCAGTAATCTGATCATCATAAGGATTAGTTTCTGCAATCTTAACAGTTAAGTCACGATCTAGACTGTCAATTGTGCTTTTATGATTAAGCGCCTGCTCTAATGTGTCATAGAACACAGTAGGCATTACACCTAATTCTCCTACTTCCTTCAGCGCATCTGTAAGTTCCATCCACTGAGTATTATCTGAGAGATATTGCAGTGCTACTTCTTGTAGAGCTTTCTTTTTACCTGCCAATACTTCTTCGTGTTTAGAGTCGTGAAGATCCTGTCCACAGGCGTAGCACTTGTGATCTTCAAGATCTGCGATTTCTTTTTTCAGTTTATCGCTCTGTTTAGTATCACGATCCATATCTAGTTCAGCACGAGCAATGGCTTTAGTTAGATCTGTGATGTCTTTACTTTTAGTATTGTATTCAGTTAGTGATCTATGTGCTAGAATCTCTACATCAATATCAATGTGACCTAGTGTTTCAATACTTTTACGTAGATTATCTAAACTACTTTCTTTTGTTTCTTCCCACAATCTCTGTTTGCGTTCTAGAGAGTCAATACTCTGTTGTATGCGTTCGTTTGAAACTTTGATCGTTTCAATACGAGTATTCTCTGTAGTAATTGCATCTTTAGTAATCTTGATCTGTTCTTTGAGAGCTTCTGCTTTTTCACTCAGTAGAGTAATACCCAACAACTGTTCGATGATCATACGCTGTTCAGCAGCCTTAGTTGCCAAGAACGGTTCTGTATAGGTATTCAATGCTACTAGATGTTTAAACATCTCGTGCTTCATACCAAACATTTCTTCAATTGCTTTCTGCGTTTCGCGGCTGTCGCCCTGCGACTCGTCTAGATCTTCTAATGCCTGCTCTTGACCGTTGATGCTAAACTTTAATAGATTTGGTTTGCGGCCACGTTCGATATGATATTCTGTACCATCTTTTTCAAACGTAACAGTTACCAGCATTCCCTTGCCGTTGATCTTGTTAATCAAATTATCACGTTTAATATTAGTCAATGCTTGACCGTAGATAGCATAGCTTAACCCGTTAATGATGGTAGTTTTACCTGTACCATTACGAGCGCCGCTGTCGTCTCCTCCTAGATCTAGGTTTTCACCTAGCACAAGAGTTAATTGCCCCTTGTCAAAATCTATAGCCTGGGTCTGTGCGCCCACGCTCATAAAATTACGTACTGTAAGGTTCTTAATTTTTATCATAGTTCTCTGTAAATTCCTAACAGAAGATTCTTATCGTAAGAATCGCTGTCGATAGCATTAATTTGATTCATCACAATAGTGTCAACGCTTTCAAAATTAATGTCAACGGGTGCCTGACTACTCTCAACTGCCACCTTCTCTGGAATAAGCATCAGTTCACGCAGTTGAAATTCTGGCATAAACTTTTCTTTGATATAGTTTGCTTCTTCGAAAGTAATAGGTAAGTCAATAGTCACTCGGCAGTGCATCTTTTCACTCAGCAGCTTTTCTGGAGTATTAATAATCTGACTTAGTTTATAGGTACGATAGATAGGCTGACCGGGCCAATTGCGATATTCTGGCTTCCCACCCCACTCTAACATCATCATACCGCGATCGTCATCACCGGCATCTGCATAGTTGTGTGGGAAAGCATTACCGATATAGGTAATATTGCCTTTACTCTGACGTTTATGAAAGTGCCCACTGAACACATATTCTTGATTAACGAAATCGTCACCTTTTAATTGTCCGTGGTCTGGCATCTGTACCATAGCATTCATATAGAACAGCGGCAGTTCAAAGTGTCCAAATACATAGCGACTTTTTAGTTTAGGTACAGTTTTCCATTCGTCACCAACTAACCAGGGCATAATGGTCACGCCACCTTCAGTCAGTGTTTCTTTGATTGGAATAACGTTTGGAAACAGGCGCATAAACTCAACAGAGTTAATTTCACGCTTATCTTTGTAGAATAGATCGTGATTGCCTAGAATGAAATAGACTTTTTCAAACGATTGGCTCAACCGTTCTAAATTACTCACAGTATAGTTCATAGTACTCACATCAGTGGTACTACGATTATGATGCCAATCACCTAGAAAGATAGCAGTTTCGCAACCTTCTGCTTTGGCAGTATCACAGAACCAATTTACAAAATCTTCACAATCTTGATTATGGGTTCGGCTACCAGATTTTAACCCGAAATGTATATCGGTAAAACACGCTACTTTTTTGAATAGTTCCATATGATCTCCTTTATTATTGTAACACATCTACAACAATAGATCAATCGAAATCCCCACCACCGCCACCGTCAATATTGCCAACTGGCGCCGCAGGTGCTGCAACAGCCGCACCACCGCCACTATTCTGTCGAGTCCAACTTGGAGTCATACCATTCATCTCGAGGATGTCGTCTCTAATATTTTGGTTACGTTTTTCAATGTTGATGATACGTACGAAACTATTGGTAACAGCAGCAGTATAGTAAGCAAAAGGATTATCAGATTTACTTTCATCGAATTGGAGCCCTATTTGAGTTAGTTGTAGAATAGCCTGTCCACGCATTTCGTCATTGTAAGTGTAGCCACGAACATTACCACGAGTAGCATATCGTTCACAGAGTTTAATAAACATACGGGCTAGGTTGTCAGTCATCTGACCGTGGTCTTTACTGAACACTCCGTTAGATAACCCGCCCTTCCAATGACTCTTACCTACTAGCATAAGATTATTGTTGTCGTCAAACTTCCAATGTTGAAATGGAGGAAAGTTTACTTTGTCGTGACTATCGGCAGTATTCTTTAATGTCTTTTTGCGCCCAGGAGCAAGCGGTATGTGTTCAAAAGTCATCACCCTAAATACCACATCAGTCTTTGCGACTTTTTTATAATCTACTTCAAAGTCTTTAGCAGGTAATTTTTTACCGCCTGCTATGACCGCAGCTTCGTGTGCAGCCTTGCCCATCTTAATAGCACGATTACGTTTGGCTTCGGCAATGGTTCGTACATTAATTTTATCTAGACTAGGAATAATTAGATCGTAATCGCAGTGCTCGGGTGCTAGAAAAGCACAATAGGTATTTTTACTTCGGTGAATTTCTTTTAATAAATCTTTGTTTGTTAGGTACTTTATTTTCGGTATGATAGTCATTAAATAGGGGTCTCCTGTTACTTATTATAATAGCACATTTTGTTTAGAATAAATAGAGTTATAACAAGGAAATTCACTCAAAATGCCGTTATCTATTAATCCTTTGTCACAACTGGTTAACCAAGTAAGTGCGTCGATCCAGACCGCTTCTAACGCTGCCAGTTCTGCGATAACAGATGCAACAAACTCTATTAACAAAGCACAGCTAGATGCTAAGATAAGTCAATTGAGCGGCGAGCTTGGTAGTGGGCTTAACGGTCTTAGCGGCAATCTTAAAACAGCATTTGGTTCTTCTGCACTAGGAGACTTTGCTAATAAAGCATCAAGCTCAGTATCGGGGGCAGTAGGCAGTTTGCAATCTGCTGTCGGTAGTACTAGTAACATTGCTGCTGATATTTCTGGAACATTAAACAAACTAACAGGCGGTAATCTAGCTGGCGGCTTACAAAGCCTAGCCGGTCAAATTTCCTCAGCAGCTGGAATGTTAAACAACATTCTTAGTCTACGTAGAGGATCAAATTTACCCGGCGGTGGCGAAACTTTATTTTCACAAGGAACTGCAATCAAATTGAGACCAGGGTTTAAAGACGACTGGCGAGTTAGAATTACTGCCCCTTGGGATCTTTTTAAAAGCCCATTATTTACCCGTCTACAAGATACAGGCGGAGTGGTCTGGCCATACAATCCAAACATCACAGTCTCAACTAAAGCAGAATATAACAATCAAGCATTAGTACACAGCAATTATAATTTTCAATCTTACAAGAGTAGTTCGGTTGAAGCAATAACAATCACAGGCGAGTTTACCAGTGAAACAGAAGTAGATGCGGCATACTGGATCGCAGCAACTACATTCTTTAAAACAGCGACCAAGATGTTTTTTGGTACCGGCCCTAACGCTGGTAATCCTCCAATTATCTGTAATCTATCTGGATACGGTAGCAGCGTGTTTGACAATGTGCCAGTAGTAGTTACTAGTTTCAGTGTTGACTTAAAAGATGATGTTAACTATATTCAATGTAACACATTCGGCACAAACACCTGGGTTCCAATAATAAGCACTATCACTGTAACAGTGGTACCGGTATACAACAGAAGAAGATTGCGCCAGTTCAGCTTAGAAGATTACTCACGTGGTGGAGTTGCTGCTAAGAAAGCCGGCGGCGGAGTAGGATACATCTAATATGTCATCACGTTATTCAAAATTTACTCCTTGGTCTGCAACCCCAGAAAATAATTTATATCTTGAGTTGTTAGAAATTCGTCCAGTGCCTGCAGAAGACGATGATTTTAAATATGTCATCGAAAATCATTACCGCCATCGTCCAGACTTATTGTCGTTTGATTTGTACGGAACTCCTAAACTATGGTGGGTATTTGTGCAAAGGAATATGAATGTACTTCGTGATCCTATCTATGATTTTGAGCCTGGGGTTACAATTTATATTCCTAAAAAATCAAATCTAGAACAATTCTTGGGAATATAAGATGGCTGCTTTTAGAGACATAGGCACACAAGTTGGCCAATTTCTATCGGACTTAAGAAAACCAGACGGTACAACAATCCGAACTGATATCACTAGTGCAGCAGTATCGGCAGTAGGATCTGCGGTTAGGTCAACCGGAACTCAAGCTGCGACAGCAATGGCTAAAGTGGTAAACGGTCAGAGTTTTCAATACGTAAAACCCGGAACAAATCAAATGGGAAAAGGGCTGGACCTACCCAGCAGAAAATTTAATCCATTAGAACAGTTTGCATCATATACTCCGTTATGGACACTGGCCTGTTTAGAACCAAAACAATTTAATGATCCTAGATCTTATAGAGATAGTCCGTCAAAGTTAAAACACGTGGTGCTTGCATCAGGCGGCCGCTTTGATAAACAGAGGGTAACTATCGAAGGTCCTACAGCAGGCGGTCAAATTCCTGAATATTTTATAAACAATTTTCAGATGAACTGTGTTATATCTGCTAATGATAAAACAGGAAACTCAAACGCTATCAAATTTAGCTTTGATGTATATGAACCTTATAGTATGGGATTATTATTGCAAAGTTTGCAAGTCTCTGCTAAAAAAGCGGGATATACAAACTATCTACAAAATGCTCCATATGTTCTGAGATTAGATTTTATGGGCTACGACGAGAACGGTATACAATATAAATCTGTAAAACCTAAATTCTTTACAATGAAATTAGTCAGTTGCAAATTTTCTGTAACAGAATCCGGAAGTATGTATAAGGTAGAAGGGATTCCTTATAACCATCACGGGTTTAGTGATGCTGTGAATGTAGCCTATAACGATGTTAAGATTGAAGCATCAAAAACAGTACCAGTTGATGCAAAATTTCCAGCCGGGTCTGTCGGTGATTTATTAGTCACTGGTGAAAACAGCCTATGTGCTTATCTAAACAAAAATGAAGAGAAACTAAAACAACAAGGTAAAGTCACATATCCTGACATTTATGAAATTCAGTTTCCAGAGAATGCCAGCGATTTTAATACAGAACAGCCTAAAGATACTACACCAAAAACAGCAACAATAAATCCTTATGCTCCACCGCCTAAAGTATTAGTGCAAGGTGGTGGTGCTGTTGCCCCAACTCCTCCCGAGATCACTAAAAACGAAGTTGGTAAATCTCCGATTACCTATCTTAACACACAAGGCGGCAATTTTAAATTTGCTAAAAATGAAGTCCGTGATGAAAAAACTGGTAAGATTGTTCGTGATAGTATGGTGGTCGATCCGAAGACTAGAGCATTCCAGTTTGCACAAGGTCAATCTCTAACTGCAATTATCAATCAAGTTATCTTAAGTTCTGATTATGCTAAGAGAGCAATAGACCCAGCAAATAAATTAAATGGATTTATCAAGTGGTTTAGATTAGATGTACAGATTCAACTACAAGCAGATAAGTTTGATGACTTAATTGGCGACTACCCTATGAAGATAATTTATCGAGTGGTTCCTTTTATGGTACACGAAAGTATTTTCCAACCACCGAATTCAGTATCAGTAGGATACAATGAACTGAAAAAGAAAATTGTCAAAGCCTATGAGTATATCTATACTGGTAGAAACGTTGACATAATAAAATTTGATATCAATATTAATAATCTTTTCTTTACCGGATCGGAGGCATCGGCAGCAGCTAAATCAGGAATGGTTGCAGCTCCCGACAATCAAGGACCAGGCGGCAATAATCCTCAGAAAGCAGTAAAAACCGGCAAAGGTGATGCAACTAAAGAAGCACAGACAGCAAACACAGGTAGGTCAAGACCACACCGAAGTGCTGAATCATTAGCAGCATCTAAAGGTGGAGATCAAACAACTTCGCCAGAGCGTGAAGTGGCAAAAACTTTCCATAAGGCGTTCATTACAGGATCAAGTGCAGATATGATTTGTGTTGACCTTGAGATATTAGGAGATCCGTATTGGATGGTTGATAGTGGGATATCTAATTATTTTGCTAAACCTGCAGATACAGACGGTAAAGGGGTATCGTTAATCACTGAAGACGAAACAATGAATTATGAAGGAAACGATGTTTACATTTACATCACATTTAAAACTCCTGTAGACGTTAACGAAAATACAGGTCTGTACGATATATCAGCTCGCCAATCAGAAAGTCCGTTTGGTGGTATATATCGTGTAACAATGTGTGAAAATACATTTAATGACGGTGTATTCAAACAAAAATTAAAATGCTTTAGACAACCGTCACAAGAGCAGGATTACGATGGAGATGTATTGAAACAAGATAGACAAGAATCAGTAGCAGCTAAAGTAGGGGATGCTCTTCGAGACGCTAATTCTCCACAAGATTCGCCTGTAGACAGTGAACAGAAACGGTTATTGAGAGCAGCTAAGACCGCAACAGCAGCTAGCCAAGATACAGCTGGCGCTACAGATGCCCTAGTTGCAGCACAACAAAATAGAGGAGTTGCATAATGGCAGAGTTTCAACGGTCAACCTATGACGAAAACTCATCGGCAGACATCGGCACTGGCCCATATCTTGCACGAGTAATTAGTCATCTTGATACTACATTTATGGGAGACTTAGAAGTTACACTTTTAAGAGACTCGGGAAATACAATGGGTGAAGATACAGAAACTTATACTGTGCATTTTGCTTCGCCATTCTTCGGAGTAACTCCATATGAATTTATGGGGCAAAATAAAACAGATTTCAATGACACACAAAAAAGTTATGGGATGTGGATGGTTCCACCGGATGTTGGTGTAACAGTTATGTGTACATTTGTAAACGGAGACCCAGCACAGGGTTACTGGTTTGCCTGTATTCCACCTAGATTTGCAAATCAAATGGTTCCGGCCGTTGCCGGCACAACACAGGTCGAATTAACCGACGAAGACAAGAAAAAATACAACACAAAAATGCCGTTGCCAACTGGCGAATACAATAAAAAAATTAATGCTAAAAACGAAAGCAGTGTTGATGTTGATAAGTTAACTAAACCTGTACATCCTATGGCCGAAGCTTTTTTAAATGCAGGATTGTTAGAGGATGATGTTCGCGGTATAACAACTACAACCAGTCGTCGAGAAGTGCCAAGTATGGTGTTTGGTATTAGTACTCCTGGACCATTAGATCGCCGGCTCAATGCCAAGAAAGGATTTATTGGTAAAGTAAATGATCAGACAACTGTGCCAGTCCCGGTTAGTCGATTAGGCGGTACTACATTTGTAATGGATGACGGTGACGATCGATATCAACGAGTAAAGCCAGCATCTCAAAGCGGGATGGAATACGTCGATATTACAGAACAAAAAGCTGGCCAAACAAGTCAGCCTGATATCCCTTATAATGAATACTTCCGTGTAAGAACCAGAACAGGGCATCAGATATTAATGCACAACAGCGAGGATTTAATCTACATCGCTAATGCCAAAGGCACGGCCTGGATTGAATTAACAGCTAATGGAAAAATTGATATCTATGCCGGAGACAGTATCAGCATTCATACTGAAACTGATTTAAATATTCGAGCCGACAGAGACATCAACATCGAAGCTGGCCGTAATATTAATATGCGTACCGAAACAGGCCGCTGGCACGCTGAAGTTGCAACAAATTTAGAATTCTTAGTTAACTCTGAAACTAAGATCACAGTTGGAGAAAACTGTCAAATATTAGTCGGCAAGTCCACTAAAATTTCTAGCAATACCAACTGCGAAATTAATACCAACGGTGACAACCTATTCAGTGCCGGCGCTAACACAAACATCGGTAGTGGAGGAAATCACGTTGAATCTGCTGCTGATATCTTTATGAATAGTCAAGCAGCAACACCAGCTACAACAGCTGACTTTGTGCAGCCGCTAGAGCTTAGAGATAATCCTTCAGTTACTACTCAGGTAGGATGGAATCCTAAAAAATATCAGGCCGGAGTTACAAAGAGTATTATGAAACGTATGCCAATGCACGAACCTTGGCTATTACACGAAAATATGGCTCCACAGTTATTAACACCAGAACAAACAGATAGGGAGCTATAATTATGGCCTTAACAAAAAAACTTTATAACACTAAGATCGTAGCAGCAAACAAAGCTTCAGTAGGCACAGAAGGACAGAACACTTTTATCTATAAAGGATTTAACTCCAACGAAACTGGCAGAAATTATAAACTTACAGATATTGATCTTGTTAAGCAAGACCTGATGAATCATTTTTATATTCGTAAAGGTGAAAAATTAGAAAATCCAGATTTTGGAACAGTTATCTGGGATATGCTCTTTGAACCATTTACAGAAGAAGTAAAACGTATTATTGCCAAAGACGTAGAAGATATTGTTAACTATGACCCTCGTATCGCTGTAAACGCAGTTACTGTCGATACAACAGAACAAGGTATTAGAATACAAGCAGATCTAGTATACATTCAATTTAATATTAATGAACGGATGACGTTTGACTTCGACAAAGCTAATTCTATCATAAAGTAAGTGGTTAATTTTAAGTGGTAAATATGATATCAGGAATAAAAAATGACAACGACCAGCAGACAAAATAACCTTATTTTAAACCAAGATTGGACAAGGATCTATCAGACATTTAAAAATGCTGACTTTAAATCCTACGACTTTGAAAATCTTCGTCGGGTTATTATTACCTATCTAAGACAAAACTACCCAGAAGATTTCAACGATTATATTGAAAGCTCTGAGTATATGGCATTGATTGATGCTGTAGCGTTTCTTGGACAGAGTCTAGCTTTCCGTGTCGATTTAGCCAGTCGCGAAAACTTTTTAGAATTAGCAGAACGCAAAGAAAGTGTGCTACGTATTGCTCGTATGTTAAGCTATAATGCTAAAAGAAACAAACCAGCTAAAGGTCTTTTAAAATTTACATCAGTTACTACCACAGAATCTATCTTAGACGGCAACGGTAAAAATCTAGCCAACCAGATTATTCAATGGAATGATCCAACAAACAGCAATTGGCTAGAACAGTTTATTATTGTGTTAAATGCTTCTATGTCAGATAACACAGAATTTGGTCGTAGTCAAGGATCTGCAACAATTCAGGGCGTTCCAACTGAACAATATAGATTTAGAACTTTCTCAACTGATGTGCCTATCTATACATACAGCAAAACTGTATCCGGTAGAGGAATGGCATTTGAAGTGGTTAGTACTGCATTCAACGGTGCTGAAAATTTTTACGAAGAAGCCCCAACCCCAGCAAATCAATTAGGATTTGTTTATCGTAATGATGGTCGAGGTCCAGGAAGTCCTAACACTGGATTCTTCTTGATGTTTAAACAAGGTAGCTTAGAGCTTGCAGATTTTAGCATCGATACTCCTACTACAAATGAAACAATATCCGTCGGAGCTCAAAGCATAAACAATGATGACATATGGCTATTTAAATTAAGTTCTATTGGCGCACAACTGGACCAATGGACACAGGTATCTAATCTAGTAGGCAACAATATTGCCTATAATAGTGTTAGTCAAAATATTAGAAATATCTTTTCTGTAGTAACGAAAGAAAATGATATGGTTGATCTTGCATTTGCCGACGGAGTATATGGCAACCTACCACAAGGTAATTTCCGCTTTTACTATAGAGTTAGCAACGGGCTAACATATTCTATCTATCCTAATGAAATGAAAGGTATCAATATTTCTGTACCTTACTACAATTCACAAGGAATTCCACAGACAGTTACAATAGGACTTGGCCTGCAACAGACAGTTTCATCTTCTGCGGCAACTGAAACTGTGGCTAGTATTAGAGCAAATGCTCCAGCAGTATATTATACACAAAACCGTATGATTACCGGTGAAGATTATAATCTTGCGCCGTTGGGTAGCAGTCAAAACATTTTGAAAATCAAAGCTATTAATAGAACATCAAGCGGTATCTCTAGAAACTTTGAAATTATTGATGCTAGTGGAAAATACTCTAGTGTTAATGTATTTGCTGATGATGGATACATCTATAAATCATTTATAGAAAAAACTCTGTCATTTAAAAATTATGGAAACAGATTAGAAATTCTTAACTTCCTTGCAACAGGTGGTGAGTCAGACTACAGTATTTTTGAAGATACAGATGTTTACAATTTTTATCTAACAAAATATGATAAAATTTATTTTACAGATAATGTCGAATGGTATCAAGTAACTACCGGTACAAATATTACCACAGGATATTTTAGAAACTCTACAGATTTTAGTAAACTAAAAGTTGGAGCATATTCTACAAACAGTTTAAAATATGTTACTCCCGGTGCACTAGTTAAGTTTACAGCGCCTATCGGTAAGGCTTTTAGAAAAGGCAAACTAGTTGCAGCTAACTCCAGTGATCCTATGCAATCACTATATATCTGGACAGAAGTTGTTAAGGTAGTAGGCGACGGAACAAACGCTGGCCGCGGCGCATTACCTTCCGGTCTCGGGCCTGTTACTTTTAATACCCAAGTGCCAATTGGTGCAATCGCATCAAGAATCGTTCCTAAATGGGTCAGTAGTCTAACACCTGCGTTGGCTCAAGAAATTACAAATCAAATTTTTGAAGGATTGAATTTCGGTATTCGTTATGATATTGCATCGTCATCTTGGAAAATTATAACAACATCAAATATTGATTTAACAAGCCCATTCAGTCTAGGTAAATCCGGCGATTCTTCCAATGGACATTTAGATGCTTCTTGGATCGTATCTTTTGTTAAGTTACCAGATCAGTATCAAATAAGAATTAGAACAATGGCCTATGTGTTTGGCAGTGTACAACAGAATAGATTCTATTTTGACAATACACAGCGATTATATAATTCACAAACAGGCAAAGTAGTTAAAGATCAGGTTAAGATATTAAACATCAACGCTGGTAAAGATTTAATAACATCACTAAAAAATGATATTGTTTTTGAAATCGACGATGCTATTAAATTCGACGACGGCTATCAAAGTACCAAAGAAATTAAGTTGGCATTCTTTGACAGCGACAACAATAATGCTATTGATAATCCGGATTCGTTTGAAGATGTTGTGGGCGAGGACACACTACCAAGATTTTTATTCTTTGTTGAAACAACAGATAATTCAGGAACTAAATCTTACGATTTAATCGACAACATCAATGATACAATTTTAGTAAGACAAACAGAAGCAACAATTAATCCAGCAGACTACGACAACGGTCAGTTAATATATTTTTACGACAGCCTAGAAGATCGTGTAAAGAAAGTTGATAGTGCATCGAACACTCTAGTATTACAGACTCAGTACACAGCAAATAGAGGAAGAGATAAATTAAAATTTCAATATCTACACAATGCCGCTGGCAATAGAAGAATAGATCCAAGCTCTAGTAATATTATCGATCTCTATATTTTAACCAGAGCATATGATACTGATTATCGAAACTGGTTGGCCGGAGCCATTCCAGTTGAGCCTGTGGGATTAGATCACGACGAATTACGTGATTCTTTTGGAGCTGGCCTGTCAGCAATTAAATCAATCAGTGATGAGTTAGCCTACCACTCTGTAAAATATAAAGTGTTATTTGGAGCCAAAGCAGATATCAAATTGCAGGCACAGTTTAAAATAGTTAAAAATCCTAACAAGTCTGTAAATGACAATGATATTAAAGTTAGAATTATTAATGCAATCAATGATTTCTTTGATGTTAATAATTGGGACTTTGGAGATAGATTCTATCTAAGTGAACTTACAACTTATATTTTAAATGTAACTGCTCCGGATATTAGCAACTTGGTAATTGTTCCAAGACAAACTACGCAGGTATTTGGTAGTTTATTTGAAATTCAAAGTGCAGCTGATGAAATTTTTGTCAGCGGTGCAACTGTAGATGATGTTGAAATCGTAACAGCGATTACTGCTTCAGAAATTCGAGCTACTACTAGCTCAATCGTTAACACAACTGCGTGAGAACTATGGCAAAAACAATTTACCCACAAAGCCAATTACCAATAAGAAGAACAGTTGAATTACTGCCCTCAGTGTTCCGCACAGGTGCTAATTCAAAATTTATGTCAGCTGTTGTTGACCCATTAGTACAACCGGGTGTATTACAAAAAACAGTTGGCTACATTGGCCGTAGATACGGAAAAACTTTTCAAGGTAAAGATGTTTATCTTGACTCTGACAATACATTAAGAAGTAGATATCAGCTAGAACCTGGTGTAACTTATAAAATAAACAATAAAATAACAAATTTTTATGACTACATTGATTTTAAAAATCAATTAAAGTTTTTTGGTAACGATGATGATAGAGATGACGCAATCACAAGTCAGCAACATTATTCTTGGAATCCTCCGATTGACTGGGACAAGTATGTTAACTTTAGAGAATATTATTGGGAACCAGACGGTCCACCGTCTGTTGCAGTTCTCGGCCAAGCTGCTAAGATTACCAGTAGCTATAAAGTAAGATTAGGAATTGGATCTACTTTTATTTTTACACCAGATGGTGCAACAAATAATCCTCAGCTATTTTTGTTTAGAGGACAAACTTATAAATTCAATGTTAATGCTCCAAATAATGGACTAGTAATCAGAACAAATTATGACACAGGCTCGCTACGGTATAATCCAAATCTTGGATATGAAATCGGTGCAGTAGTATTATTTGATGAAAAATTATGGAGAGCTAAATCTCAAATTCTTCCAGGTGACGGAAGTACAATTGATATTAATACAGATGACTGGCAACTAATAAGTCTTGCCGATCAAACCACTGTATTGGATTTTAATAAAGGTGTTACAAACAACGGAATTGAAAACGGCACAATAACCTTTAAAGTTCCCTTTGATGCGCCTGACGTTCTGTTTTACCAAAGCAAAACAGATCCAGATCGTTTCGGTCAATTTGTAATTGGTAACATCGATGAAAACACAAAATTAGATATTGACAAAGATATCATTGGTAAATCAGCATACACTAGCAGTAACGGTGTAGTGTTTACAAACGGCTTAATAGTTGAATTTAGAGGTACAGTTACTCCTAGCCAATATGCAGATAGCAATTGGTTAGTTGAAGGAGTTGGCACTGCAATTACCTTAACAAGATTCTCAGACCTAATTGTTCCTGTGCTTACTAAAGATGTGCCAGAAGTTTTATTTGACAATGAAGGATTTGACACACAACCTTTTGATGATGCAACTGCATATCCGTCACAGTTGGACTACATCACTATCACTAGAAATAGTAAAGACTCTAATCCGTGGAGTAGATATAATCGTTGGTTCCATAGATCTGTTTTAGATTATGCTCACGGACTTCGGGGAGTAAACTACACAGCCCCAGAAGATGCGAGGGCCAAACGACCGATTATTGAATTTAATCCTAATATTCAATTGTTCAATCACGGTGCAGTAGCTAAAAAAGTTGTTGATTATATCGACACATTTACCACTGATATATTTTCAAAGATCGAAGGCAGTACAGGATATAATATTGACGGCGAATTCTTATTTGAAGGCGCTCGTATATTAGTCGTTGCAGACACAGATTCGTTAGCAAACAACAGAATTTACAAAGTTCACTTTATTAAGTTTAATAATAATGTACAGATCAATCTTAAATTAGAAGAAGACGGTGAGTCGATGATTGACGAGTGTGTACTCATACGGCGCGGCATAAACAACGCCGGAACAATGTATCATTTCGATGGTTCTGCTTGGCTGTCTAGCCAACCAAAAACTAAAGTAAATCAGCCACCGTTGTTTGATGCCTATGATAGCACTGGAATTAGTTTTTCAGATCCTGAAACTTATCCGGTTAGTTCTTTCTTAGGTACTACCCTATTTGAATACAACCAAGGTACAAGTGGAGTAAACGATTCACAACTAGGATTTCCGTTAACATACCTAAACATCGATAATCTAGGAGATATTAAATTCAACTGGACTTGGGATTCAGATGTATTCTACCATACTCACCTAGTTGATAACACAGCAGTAACAACATATATTTCCACAGGATTCTATAAAGAAAACGCAGATTATAAAAACGGTTGGATCTCGACTAATCTTGATTATATTCAACCTTTGCTTGATAGTGTGGTAATATCACAACCTACCAATGTTGTAACACTAACAACATTAGATTGGGAATCAGTAACTGATACTAGCAAATTAATAATTAATTTCTACCTTAACGGTACACAACTAACTGATAATCCCTATATTCGAGATCGCGGAACCTTTACATTTACAACACCATTTGCAGAAAAAGATGTAATTTCTGTTAAAATAATCACAGATGTCGACTACGTAACCGGTTACTATGAAATTCCATCTGGATTAGAAAAGAATCCGTTAAACCAGAAGATGACATCATTTACGTTTGGTCAAGCTATTGATCACGTGGTATCCGCTTTGGAATTTGATAATAGATTTGAAGGAAAAATTCCGGGTAAATCAAATCTTAGAGATTTAGTCGATTATCAAAATAATGCTAAACGTTTCTTAAAACATTCTGGTTCAACTCCGCTTGCGATAGCATTATTGTGCGATAAAGAAAATAATATTATCAAATCTTTGCAGTATGCAAAACAACAATATACAGAATTTAAAAATAATTTTTTAACTAGATCAACCGAGCTTGATTACATTAGTTCAATTCCAGATTTTGTTGATGCTATTATACAAAGTCTAACCAGTACAAAGACCGTTGCATCACCGTTCGCTGATTCAGATATGATCGGAAGTGGAGCATATTCTACAGTTACCTATGACGTAGAAGACACTGGTATTAAAACATTTGCATTAAACAAAAAATTTAGCCTCGAAGGCCTGAGTCGTACAGCAGTCTATGTGTATATTAATGGACAGCAATTGATAGTTAATAAACAATATGAGTTTAATGCTACATTCGGATTCGTGACTATTAAAACCGATTTAGTTGAGGGCGACTACATCGAAATCCGAGAATATGTCTCAACAGCCCATTGTTTTATTCCTTCTACTCCGACAAAATTAGGTCTGTATAAAAAATATACTCCGATGATCTTTGTAGACGATACCTACAGAGAACCAAAAACAGTAATACAAGGACACGATGGTAGCATAACTATCGCCTTTGGTGATTACAGAGATCAGTTATTGTTAGAATTAGAATATAGAATCTATAACAATATCAAGCAACAATACGACGAAGCAGTATTTGATATCGACAATATTCTTGGAGGATATTACGGTAATGCTTTATATAATAAGAGTCATTTAGATCCGATTGTAGAACAAGAATTCTTACAATGGATTAGAAATACAAATATTGATTATACAAATAACAATTATTTCATTGACACTGAACCGTTTACATATACCTATAGTAATATGACAGATCCGGCCAGCAAGGTTAATTTACCTGGCTATTGGAGAGGAGTGTATAAGTGGGCATTTGATACAGATCGACCACATCGCTGTCCTTGGGAGATGTTAGGCTTTAGCGAAAAGCCAGACTGGTGGGATACACAATATGGTTCTGCACCTTACACCAGCGGTAACTTATTGCTGTGGGAAGATTTACGTGATGGAATTATCCGACACGGAGCTCGCGCCGGTACGTATGATCGTTACAAGCGTCCGGGATTGTTAGATTACATTCCTGTAGATATCGAAGGCCGATTAGTCAATCCTTTAGATTCGGGATTCGCTGGCAATTTCATATTAATTAATAACAGAGGACCATTTAAATTAGGCGACATTGGTCCGGTTGAGTATGCTTGGAGATCAAGTTCAGAGTATCCGTTTGCTGTAGTCATTGCATTATGTCTATTAAAACCATTTGAATTTATCACTGACAGTTTTGATAGATCTAGAATTAAAATTAATTTACTTGGGCAAACGGTTAGTAAAGATACAGACACGTTTCTAACATTAGCTGATTTAGTAATTCCGTATCCGTCTGTTGATTTATCTTCGGGACTTGTGTGCTATCTTGTGAATTATACACAGTCAAAAGGAAAATCTTTAGATAGCCTAGAAACTAAAATTCAAAGTATAGATGTAAATCTAGCCACGAGACTCAGCGGGTTTGTTGATAAAGCCCAACAAAAATATCTTTTAGATAGTAAAAGTCCTAAGTCAGTATCTAGCAGCATTTATGTTCCTGTAGAAAACTACGACATTATATTCAATGTTAGTGCGCCAATCTCTACACTTTCTTACAGCGGTGTGATTGTTGAAAAGAATGAGACCGGATGGCATATAACTGGTTACGATGACATTCATCCTTTCTTCTATTATTATGAAGCACAGCCAAGTCAGGGAGATCCTTTATTATCGATCGGTGGCCTTAGTGAAAACTTTATTGACTGGCAACCAGGTAAAGAGTTTACCAATGGAATTATTGTAAAAAATAATAACGATTTTTATCGCTCGTTGAGCACCCATACTGATTCAGATGACCGTGCATTGCTAGATAAAACTGTCTGGAAGAAATTAGCAAAATTGCCGTTAGTCGGTTCAGTTGATGCGTTTAAGAGAAGAAAATTCAATACCTTTGAAGTTAGCAAAATAGGTTACGGTACTAGTTTTACCACGATACAAGAAGTTGTAGATTTCTTATTAGGTTACGAAGCGTATCTTCAAAGTCAGGGATTTGTGTTTACTAACTACGATCCAATTAATCAAGTATCGCAAGATTGGACAACCAGCTCTAAAGAATTTATGTTCTGGACACGCCATAATTGGGCAGTTGGTTCATTAATAACTCTAAGTCCGGCTGCAACTAAAATTAACATTGTAAGAACAGTTGGCGTTGCTGATAATTTATTAGATGGATTCTATGACTACCAAGTACTCAAGAGTGACGGCAAACCATTACAGCCACAGTTTATCAATGTTGATAGAGAATTTCAAGAAGTAACCGTTGAAACAACCAATACGACAGAAGGTATATATTTCTTAAGATTATATTACGTTCTTAAAGAACACGTTGCTATCTTTGATGACCGCACAGTTTTTAATGATGTTATCTATGATAAGTCTACAGGATACAGACAGCAAAGAATTAAATCTCAAGGTTTTAGAACCACAGACTGGTACGGTGATTACACTAGTCCTGGCTTCTTGTTTGATAATGTAGATATTGAATTCTGGGAACCGTTTACCGATTACAAATTGGGCGATATTGTAGCATACAAATCATATTACTGGACTAGTCTTTCAAACCAAGAGGGGCAAGAAACCTTTGATTATACCTATTGGTCAAAACTAGATAGCGTTCCTGAAAAACAATTAATATCAAACTTTGATTACAAAATTAATCAATTTGATGATTATTTTAATGTTGCGTCTGAAGGCATCGGTAATACTCAACGGGAGTTGGCTCGACATACGATCGGGTATCAGGAAAGAACTTATCTACAAGAACTTGCAGAAGACCCAGTAACCCAGTTCCAATTGTATCAAGGATTCATTCGAGAAAAAGGCACAAAGAATGCTATCTCAAAAGTATTTGATAAGCTGAGCCGTTATAACGGAAATAGTATTGAGCTACGAGAAGAATGGGCGTTCCGAGTTGGTCGATTAGGTGGAACTGATCAGTTAAGAGAAATAGAAATTGAACTACAAAAGAACAATGTTAAAATTGATCCACAACCAATTATTGCAACAATATCAACTACTGATGCAACCACCAGCGACAAATATTACAGAGTTGCAAAAGACAATTTTACAATTTCTCCGTTACCATATGTAACAGATATACATCCATTGACCTCGGAAGAGATGCCGAGCCAGGTTGCCGGCTATGTAAAAACCGATCAGATTGATTTTGCAGTGGCCACAGTTGACGATGTAGTAAAACTTGATATTGCGTCAGTTTTAGAAAACAATCATATTTGGATTACATTTAATATTCCATCCTGGACTATTTGGAGATTAAATCAATCCCCAATTTATGTAATTACAGATGTATCAAAAACTACAACTACTGTGACCGTTACACTAAACAGAATACACAATTTGACTGTCGACACTGTGGTTGGCATTCGTGATGTTATTAACCTTACAGGTTTTTACAAAATTACAGCAGTAACAGATAATACATTTAGCGTCACTGTACCGGCTTCGGCTCAAGCACCAGTATTAGATCAAAGTACAATTTCTTCACTGCATTTGTTTACTGTGGTAAGATTCACAGACTACGGAACATTAGATCCGGAAGTAATTGCGTTATTGCCAACAGGTTCAAAACTATGGGTTGACGATAGTGGTAGCGGTGAGTGGGAAGTATTAAAGAAAAATAAACAATACAAATCATCAAGCATAGTTGATTATGGACTTACCTCGCCAATTCGAGCAGGAACAAAAGTTCTGTATAACGATGCATTAAAACAGACTATAGTAGGTATTCCAGGTTCGGGATATGTCGTAGCCTACATTGAAATAGCAACATCAACCCCCGGAGAAACGGCATTAAGCACCAAGCAGATTATAGCCCCAGCTAGTGAATTTCTAAATGCTTCAATTGGATCGTTTGGATCGGCTATAGCAATCAGCCCAGATAATAAATGGATGGTTGTAGGAGCTCCACTGGCAAGTAATATTAACAGTAACTATATGGGGCCGTTCGATAAGATGGCAACATATTTCCCTGGGGAAGTGGTATTATATAATGGAGTATTATGGAAAGCTAAAACTGACATTAATACCGACGGTAGTACAAATGCTGCCTATGATCCGGATAATTGGTCTCTGGCAGAAATTAACGAAGCATCAGAGAATTACAGAGGACCTGGGCATCCTCAACAGGGTATGATTTCTATATATGAACGAGTTAACGATCAATGGGAAATCTCAGGAACGTATGCAAGTCCAAGACCAGCAATAGGTGAACAGTTTGGTTCAAATATTTCTATCGGAGTTAGCGGGTCAACATATTTCTTAGCTGTGTCGGCAGTTGGTTCTTTAGACGGCACCGGCAGAGTTTATCTGTACAAAGGAATTGAAACTACTGTAGTTTCACCGGGCGGATATACCTCAACAATGACAACGTGGAAACATCACGATACACAATTATCGTTACCTCAGCAACTAGCATTGTTAGATGACGGATCAACCTTAGTCCCAACGCCAGCACCGGGTCAGCTGGTCGAGATGTTGAAAGAAAACGACCAGTTTGGATATAGTGTTTCGATGAATCAAACTGGTTCAATATTAGCAGTAGGGGCACCAAATAGTGACGGACAGTTCTTTGTAAACTACAAAGGAATCTGGAGACCGACTGTTACCTATGTCGGCGGTGATGTTGTTCAACGCGACTCGTTGTATTACAGTCTAGGGGTAACAGTAATATCAAATACCAATGATGATCCGTCTAATTCAGCAGCTTGGGCATCTATTGGTGATAGTACATTACGTCGTAGTGGTAAAGTCTTTATCTATCATAGAAATATTTCTGATAATTATGATCTAGCTCAAACTATTGACGCTGCAACTCTTTCTTCAATTAGTGATATCAGCGATTCAACCGAAACAATTGACTCGGGAGATAAGTTTGGATTTGCTATTGCACTAGACTATTCAGGAAGAACAATGGTCGTAACTAGTCCTATGGCTGACTTAAATCTTGAATATAGAGGATCTGCCTATGTGTTACAGACTAACTCAGTTACTTCTCCTTCGTTTAGATTAAAACAAAAATTAAAGAATTTTGAAAGTTACTATGACGAGTACTTTGGTCAGAGTATTTCTATCACAGCTAACAGCGAGACTATCATCGTAGGTGCAAAAAATTCTCCAGGAAACACCACTGGCGATGCAGGAGCTGTTTATGTTTTTGAAAGAAAAACAATTCCATTAAAAGATCGTTACGATCTTACGATCGGCGGCTCAGACTATTATTTCCTTGCTGAAAAATTAACAGCAACATTATCACCTTTTGAATCGTTTGGTGCAAGCGTTGATTGTCAGGGGTCTACTATCGTAGTTGGATCTCCAGATTACTTCTCGACACTGGCTGCTAATACCGGCAACGTTAGACTATTTAGAAAAGATCCAACGGTCAATTCCTGGGAAAAAATAACTTACCAACTACCAGTAGTCGACATTGAAAAGATCAGAAGTATTGCATTGTACGACAATATTAGAGATTTAAAAATACAAGATCTAGATATTGTAGATCCAGCCAAACTTAAAATATTAAATGAAGCTGAGCAAGAAATTGAATTTAAAACGCCATTTGATCCTGCAATTTATTCTGTAGGAACAGAAGCACAGACAGTAATACCAACTCAAGAATGGGATAAACCTTTTGTAGGTAAAATATGGTGGAACATTTCCACAGCCAAATGGTTATACTATGAGCAGGGTGACATTTCTTACAAGATAGGGAACTGGGGAGTACTAGCACCAGGTGCTAGTATTGATATGTACGAATGGGTTGAATCTCCATTACAACCGTCAGAGTGGGCTGCAATAGCGGATACTAATGACGGAGTTGCAAACGGAATTTCCGGCCAACCATTATATCCAAACAATGATGTTTATTCTGTAAAAGTTTTATACAATCCCACAACCGGATTGGCTACTAATACATTATATTACTATTGGGTTAAAAATAAAACTATAACTCCAACTGGAGTTACAGGAAGAAAACTACCCGCATCGACGATTGCATCGTATATTTCTAACCCAGCAGCAGCCGGAACAGCATTTGTATCGATAATCGGGTCGGACACAATGTTAGTTTACAATTTAAGATCAGTAATGGCCTCAGATACTGCTCTACTGAACATACAATATCATAAAGATAGTAAATCACTGAATGCAATCCATAATGAATATCAGTTAATAGTCGAGGGTGATCCAGAAGGCGTCCCTGCTAAAGCACTTGAAGAAAAATGGATTGATAGTCTAGTAGGTTATGATGCTGTTGGTAATCGTGTACCAGATCCTAGTCTACCTGCAAAACAGAGATATGGTATGTCGTTTAGGCCACGTCAGGGTATGTTTGTTGATAGAATTGCAGCATTAAAAATTGTTATACAAAATATCAACCATTTTGTTCAATTAGTTCCTTATGTTGATGTTGCAGACTTCACGTACCTGAATTTAGTAGATCCTATTCCAAACAACTTATACAATCTATACGACTTACAAATAGATACCGACCGAGAATTATCAACAGTTGGTACTGTGCGTGTTAAACCAGCAACAGTTTCTGTTAACTTAGTCAATGGCGAAATTGATACTATTGATATTATTACTCCTGGTTTTGGTTATAAAGTGGCCCCTCCGATTGTTATCGACGGTGACGGAGTCGGCGCAACCGCTGAATGTACTATTGATAATCAAGGTAAAGTTGTGTCAGTTAATGTATTAACTAGAGGAAAAAAATATTCTGTAGCAAACGGTATTGTACGTAATTTCTCTGTACTAGTAGTTTCTGACAGTACAGCTAATGGCGATTGGGGAATTTATTCTTGGGATACTGTTAAACAGACATTCTATAGAAGTAAATCCCAAGCATACGATACAACTAAGTATTGGTCACTAGTTGATTGGTGGGCAAGTAAGTTTGATGAGGGTGATCTAGTACCTATCCCGTATTACGGAGAAACTTCTCGCATTGTTAAAGAAATACAAGATATTTCTTTAGAACCTACAATCTACACCCAAGTAGGTGATCTAATTCGTATTAAAGAATATGCATCAGGTGGATGGGCAGTATTTGTAAAAATTAACGAAGGCGGATCATTCTCTGAAAACTATCAATTAGTAGGACGTGAAAAAGGTACATTGCAGATAAGTAAAGAATTTTATAGAACCTCCGTTGCCGGAACTGGCTACGACAATAATCGAGCCTATGATACAAACTTGTATGATGTAGAGAATGCGAAAGAATTAAGAAATATTCTAAAAGCTGTAAAAGAAAATGCTTATAATCTAGGCTTTGGCGAGTTATGGAGTAACTTATTTTTTATAAGTGTACGCCACGTGCTAACTGAACAGAAATATGTTGATTGGTTCTTCAAAACTAGCTTCTTAAAAGCTATCCACAATGTTGGATCTTTTGAAGAGAGGTTAAATTATAAAAATGACAATCTAGCAAGTTTCCAACAATATGTAGACGAAGTTAAACCGTATCGTACGACCATTCGTGAATACATCAGCCGCTACGACACAGTAGAACCGTTTAACGGCGCAGTATCGGACTTTGATGTACCACCGGCATACTCACCAACAGAAGGAAGAATCAATGCACTAGCGTTGACCGACGAACGATTAAATTCCTATCCGTGGAAATGGTGGACTGATAACCATAAATTTTCTATTGTTAATATTCAAATTTCTTATCCAGGTAAAGAATACACATTACCGCCTACGGTATTAATTACCGGCGATGGTACTGGGGCAACAGCAAAAGCATACATTTCCAATGGCGAAGTTTCTGGAATACAGGTACTAACCAGCGGTGAAAATTACACAACTGCAACAATTACACTAGTTGGTGGAAATGGTAACAGTTTAGAAATAGCCAAGGCAGTAGCTATCTTAGGTGATTCGAAATCTAGAACTTTTGGAATTACAATGAAGTTTGATCGAATTTCAAAAGAAGGTATCTACCGAGAGTTTTCCAAGGAGCAGATATTTACAGCACCTGGAGATTCTGCAGTATTTGAATTAAGTTATGCACCGACTAGAGACAAAAATAAGATTAAATTGTTTAAAAACGGTCAAGTGGTTTACAAAGATGAATATACAGTAAGTCTTTATAAATCAAATACTGATTCTTATTCGTTGCTAAAAGGAAAAATAGTATTTGGTGAAGTCCCAGCCACCGGTGATATTATCAGAGTTGTTTACGAAAAGAACGACGAGTTATTAGATAGTGTTAATAGAATACAGAAATATTATCTAACAAATTCTGATAATGCCGTTTCAGGACTTCCTGGAAAAGAATTATCACAGCTAATGACTGGATTTGATTTTGGTGGAGTTCAAGTACAAGGTACAACATTTGAAGTAACTGGCGGATGGGATGCTCTTCCTTGGTTCACAGACGGATGGGATAGTGTTGAGTCGTCATCAGATATCTATTATGTTTGTGACGGTAGTACAGCACAATATGTATTTGACAGTGCACCAGCGGCCGGTGATATCATTAATATCTATATTAAACGTAAAGGTACAACCGATGCGGTAAGGATAGACGACCCGTTGTTTACATCAATGTGGGATTCGTCGATGGCAACAAATCCAAACGCTGAAATGCCTACATTTGTTGGAGATGGATCTACGGTAGTTGTCGAATTAGGACAATATATTAGTACAGAAGCAGACGACATCTTAATTTTTAGAACACTCGACAGCGATGGATCAGTATCAATTAACGATCCTAATATTTTAGATACTAAATTATCAGGCGGAACATTAGCTTCTATGGCAGGAGCATATAGTACAGCATCGGGAATTGCAGCAGAAGATATTGTCATCGAAGGCGGTGAATTTATCAGTCCAGACCAAGTCTCGGCAACTGAAGAAAACGTACCAGGACAAGTACTTGACAGCGTATCTATTAAAGTATTCCAAAGTTCTATTGATGGAGTAGCTCCGGTTAATTCTAGAACACTAATAAGTGATGGCGCAACAAACACCTATGATATTGGTATTCAAGTGTTAGAATTTAGTTCAGTATTAGTATACAAAAATAAAACACGTATGCTACTCGGCACAGATTACAATTTATTCCTTAAAACTCAGAAATTGATTTTCAATACAATTCCATCTGCAGGTGACGTTATTGAAATTATTGCTATAGGAATTGGTGGACACGCACTGTTAGATTATCAAGAATTTGTTGCCGACGGTGATACTAGCTTGTTCTTAACAAATGCTAATTTCTTAGATACGTCATCTGTATTTGTTACAGTAAACGGCGTATATCAGAGTGTGGGATTTATTGATAGTACAGGCGTTGTTGACGCAACCGGAAAAACTCTAGTACAGTTTGGAAATAAGCCAACCGCTAACGATCTAATCTTTATTTTAGCACTTGGCAATGATGCAGGGGCAGTACTTGATGGAAAAGGTGTTGTTAGAATCAACCAACAGATATTCATATACGACGGTAGTACTAGATCTTACAGCTTAGATAATTCTATAGCCCACGATCCGCTATCGACTACTCCTGTAGAATTTAGCAATAACAATTTTAAAAATGAGTTAAATGCCTCTGCCGAATCGTCGATGCTTGTAGAATTAAATGGTCGAGCATTAAATGGCCCAGACACTACATATTTTGTTTATGACGGAATACAAAATCAGTTTGTACTAGGAGTAGATCCATTGGTACCATCTGGCTCTATTTTAACAAGCAATATCAAATGTTATATTAATAACAGATTGGCATCATTTATTCAAGACTATGTATTTGACGGTAGCTTTAAAACTATCACAATCGCTGAAACGTCATTGACAAAAAATGATAAAATTAAAATTGTAACAGATTTCGATTCTGAATATAGGATCGTAGATAACAGCATTGTTTTGGATGAAGCACTATCGGTCCCATCAACGGCTACTATTAAAGTTACTTGGTTTGGTGAATATCCTTCAATGAAGTTTGTATCAGATGAGTTCACCGGCGGCAAGATTAAGTATCAACTAGCGCATACTCCGTTGTCTGGAAGTTATGTGTGGGTATATAAAAACGGAAACAGATTAACACTGGATCAAGATTATACTGTTGATGTATATCGTTCAGAATTGAGTCTAACAGCAACATCTACAGCAGCTGATCAAATTAAAGTATTACTATTTGGATCTGAAATATTTAAATTGCCAACTGCTTGGGAAATTTCAAAAGATATGTTAAACATCTATCACTTCAATAGATACTCTCAATCAAAAGATGTTGTATTAGCAAGTGACCTTCATTATTATGATACTGAAATTTCAGTGACCGATGCTTCGCAGTTATCAGCACCAATTACAAATAGAAATATTCCTGGAGTAGTTTTAATTAACGGTGAAAAAATAGAGTATATGCAAAAAACAGGAAATACTCTAAAGCAATTAAGAAGAGGCACAGTCGGAACATCGATCAAGCCAACCCACATTGCAGGCAGTTATGTAGTTGATGTTGGAGCACAAGAAATTATTCCTTATAATGAAGAACAGGAAAGGTTTGACTTTGTTAGTGACGGTACAGCTGACGATTCAACTATCGGTTCTTACAAAACTATCGGACAATTAGAATTTGTTCCTATACAAGGTACTCGATCAACGGCTTGGTATAGAGGAACAATTCCTACTACTTTTGGGCCGTGTGATCAAATTGAAGTATTTGTGGGCGGTCGAAGATTGCGTAAAGATCCTGTAAAAGTATATGATGAAACTTTAGGCGTTTCAAGTCCATCAGCTGATGTAACAATTGAAGCAGAGTTTTCAGTGGACGGAATAACTCCGTATATTCGATTAACTACAACTCCTCTTGCGGGAGAAAGAATTACTATTATTAAACGTACAGGTAAAACGTGGTACGATCGCGGAGAATCTACAGCAACTTCGGGAGTAACATTCTTAGAAAATACTTCGTCAATTGCTACTTTCATCGCACAGCGTACAACGAAATTGCCAGAATAAATACAACTATGGAAACACAAGAGACCAATATGCCACAAAATAACGATCAAAATAAACAGTCAGCACCCCCAAACGAGCAGGGTGGATTTCACGTCGAAGGACATATTAAGATATTTGACCCAGAGACAAATGAAGTTATTATTGATAAACGCAACGCTATTCACTATGAAAATATGAGTCTAGCAATGGTAAACAGCCTTTCTAATCAAGGTTACGGTTGGATTTATCAAATGGATTTTGGCAATGGCGGAACTACAGTAGATCCGACCGGACTTATTACGTATCTAACTCCAAATACTATCGGAACAAACACCAGTTTGTATAACAAAACGTACAGTAAAATTGTTGATCAGAACGATGCAGCTAACGTGGATCCAGTAAGAAATAAAATGGAAGTTCGACACGTAAGCGGTGCAACATACAGCGATATTCTTGTGAGTTGTTTATTAGACTACGGCGAATTAAGCGACCAACAGGCATTTGATAACAGTCTCGATATGAACGGAAACTTTGTTTTTGACGAACTAGGTCTTCGTAGCTATAATCCACTAGGCACCGGGCTATTACTAACACACGTTATTTTCCACCCTGTGCAGAAGTCATTAAACAGACTTTTACAGATTGATTATACAATCCGTGTACAGAGCTTAACCGGCTTTACGGGAGTTTAATTATGCCATATACCGTAAGTTATACAGATAAAAACAATACAAAACCGATTACGGTTTTTGATAATACATCAAGTCAAGATACTAGCTTAACATTTCCCGGACGGAATGTTACAGGGTATGGTCAGATTATTGCTGAAAACTTTTTACATCTACTAGAAAATTTTGCAAGTACGAAAGAACCAGTCAACCCAACAGAAGGTCAGCTTTGGTATGATACTGGAAACAATGTTCTTATGTTGTTTGACAATGTTTCTTGGAAAGCAGCATCAGGAATTCAAAAAGGCCCAACAGAACCATCAACACTGACATCTAAAGTTGGCGAATTATGGATCGATACAACAAATCAACAACTGCGTATTTTTACAGGAACACGTTGGATTTTAGTTGGTCCAAGTGAAAGTAATATTGACGGTCTAAGATACGGCCCAGCAGTTGAATTAATTTCTGACTCGGATAACGTAACAAGAAATATTTTAATATTTTACATTTCAGATCAACCGATTATTATTATAAGTAAAGATAGTTTTACTCCTAAGATCTTAATCACCGGATTTTCATCGGGTATCAAGGCAGGGGTTAACGTTGCAACTCCAACGACTGCAACAGAACAAGCAGTGTTCCAAGGCGGTTTCTTACCCAAATTCTACGGAACAGCAACAACTGCTGAATCATTAAGAATTGGTACTAAAGATGTCGATGCTGCAACTTTTTTAAGAACAGATCAATTAAACACGACAGAATACGGACTAACAATTGCCAGCAATACTGGTTTAACATTAGGGGTTGATAGAACCTTTATTATTTCAAACACTTCAACATCTGCTACAATTTATAACTCATTAGCAGGTAGCAGTTTAGATCTTCAAACAAATAAAGACGGATTACCAAATACTGTATTAAAAATTAAAGAATCAAATGTTGGTATTAACATTGCTCAACCAGCACAGGCATTAGATGTAGGCGGAAACATTGGGGTTACTGGATCATTAATTGTTTCCAATACCACAGATTCTACTAACCTCGGCAACGGCAGTATTAGAACTGCTGGCGGCGCAGCAATAGCTAAAGGATTGTTAGTAGGACAAAATTTAAGTGTTTACGGTACAACCTCTTCCGGAAACATAGCACCTCAGACTACTGATATCTATGACGTTGGTACTTCTACTAAAAGATGGAAAACTGTTAGAGCTAAAACAATTATTGCCGACGAAATACAAGGAGTGTTAAGTGGAAGTATTACAGGTAACTCTGGAACAGCCACTGCTTTAAAAACTACTACAACTTTTAGATTAGTTGGCGACGTTATTTCAGCACCAATTACATTCGACGGACAGGTCGGTGGCTCAACAAAAGTATTTGATACAATCTTAACATCGAATCTTATTGCAAATAAAAATGCTCCGTCAAACGGAAGATCGTTTGCAGAGGACCAGGTTCTGGTATTTAGAGCATCTATATCGGGTGTAGGCGGCCAGTCGGGACTATTAAGAGAAGATCGCGATACCTTTGTTGGAGACCTTGGAGTTCCAATTGGTGGAATTATGCCCTTTGCAGGATCAAATGCACCTTACGGATATTTGCTATGCGATGGATCCGAGGTTGAAACTGTTAAGTATCCTTTACTCAATGACGTAATTGGTACTACTTATAACGGGTCTACAGCATTATCGGGCATTGGAACATTTAGACTTCCGGACCTGAGAGGCAGATTTGCTCTCGGTCGAGACAATATGGATAACGGACAAACAGTGCCAAACAGTGTTGGCGGATTTACAGATGCCGGCGGCGGAACAGCCGGCCGAGTACCAGACATTAAAGCACAGTCCGTTGGTGGCAGTGCTGGTCAGAACTCAGTGACGTTGGAAAAACGTAACCTACCAGAGCACGAACACACAATGGCAGTTAATGGTATACAGTATGCTGCGGTGAGGGTTGACACAGCAATTAACTCTCCAGGCAAAACAGGGCTAGGACCGACTGCTCCTGGCCAAGCACAGTACTTAGAACAATCGGGAGGGGTTGCTATCGGTGAGGGTGTTACACTATCACAACCAATCGGTATTATGAACCCATATCTAACTATAAACTATATTATTAGATCGGGCCCACCGAAATTCGTTACTACAACAACTTAATTAGGGCAACAAGATGGCATATACAATAAACAAAACAGACGGAACAGTTGTAGCTACTGTTGCAGACGGCCAAGTTGATCAACTTTCAACTAGCCTAACCTTAATTGGAAAAAACTACAGTGGGTTTGGAACTTATCTAAATGATAATCTTGTAAGCCTATTAGAAAATTTTGCTAACACATCAAAACCAGCACATCCTATTAAGGGGCAGATTTGGTTTGACACTAGTGAAGGCAAACTTAAAGTTTATACAGGTACACAATTTGTTCCTGTAAGTTCTGCTACAGTTTCGAGTACACAGCCTACAACATTAGGTGTTGGTGACTTATGGTTTAATGATGTTGATAAACAATTATTTTTCTTTGATGGTACATCTACAATCTTGTTAGCACCGGTATATTCTGTAAGCCAGGGTGTGAGCGGTTTCCAAGTTTCGAGTATTTTAGATACATTAAATCAAACTCGTGTTGTTACAACATTATATAACAATGGAATTTTATTAGGAATTTTCAGTAAGGATTCATTTACACCTAAAAATGCTATTACCGGATTTACCGGAAGTATTACGCCTGGATTTAACGCAGGAACATTAGCTGGATTAAAATTTAATGTTACTGCAACGAATTCAGAAAATTTAAATGCAGTTCCAGCAGCAAATTATGTAAGAACTGACACAGCAAATAATATGCAAGGCCAATTAAAAATTACTACCGATTTAGGTATTATTATTGGTAGTGCAGGACAGTCAACATTACGAGTTACCAGTGGTGATGTAATTATTGCTAATACTGCTTCTAACAAAGATTTTTATGTTAACGTTAGAAAAGATATTACTCCTGAAACAGCAATAAAGATTACTTCAAATACCCGGACTATTGACTTATACCCAACTCAAGCGACTAGTCAAATTAATGTTGGCGGTAATGTTTCGATTACCGGAAACCTAACAGTTAACGGAACAACGACTACATTAAATACCGCGGATGTAGTAGTAGAAGATAAAAATATTATATTGGCCAGAGCAACCGGAATAACGCCAACTGAAACACTAGCTGCCGGCGGCGGCATTATTCTTCAAGGCGGAAACAGACACGTATTCCTGTGGTCAAACGTTACACAAAATGCAACCGCTGATAGTGCAGAAGCACTGGCAGAGGGGTATTCAGACTCGACCCCAAAACTGTCTAGCAGTGCTTGGACTAGCTCAGACCATATCAATCTAGTATCGGGAAAATATTTTGCCATCGACGGAATACCTGTAATAACAGGAAATTCTCTAGGTGCAGGCATTACCAGTATTCCAGGCGTAACTAGTTTTGGTACACAGTCGATAGTAAACGTTGGTCCTACTCCGCAGGCACCTTATATCAGATTAGAAAATAACAGAATTTCAACTTTGGTTACTAATCAAGATTTAGAAATTTCACCGAATGGCACAGGCAATGTGGCATTACAAGGAAGTCCAAGAATTACCGGAATGGCAGATCCTCTGTCTAACCAAGATGCCGCAACAAAAGAATATGTAGATTATACAATTCAAACTAGACCTTTGGTGTTCAGTATTGACTTATCAGATGCTAAAGATAGCACCTATATCACTACAAACATTTTAGATAATATGGCTCCTGCTGCTGAATATAGAAATGGAACAGTGGCAAGAATTTTATGTAATATTTTAAGTGTATCATCGACTGTTTTAGATCTAAATCCTTTGATTAATCAAAGTACTTCGATCTTTAATTCACCTAGCGGAACAGCACCAGCTGTTACCAACGTAGCTATTAATACTGCTACTGTATCGCCTGGATCGATATCAACAACACGTATCATTAAAACATACCAGATCATTGCAGGTCTTTGGGTGTTTGTATCTGATACAGTACTACCAGCATAATAAAAATAGGAGCGATTAAGCTATGTCTTATGTAATTAATAGATACAACGGGGAAGAACTAGTAGTTCTAACAGATGGAACGTTGGACACAACAACTAGTTTAGGCCTTGTTGGTCGAAATTATGTTGGCTACGGCACACAACAGAATGAAAATTTCCTTTACCTATTAGAAAATTTTGCTAATGATGCGCCTCCTGCAAGACCTATATCCGGCCAAACTTGGTTTAATACCAGTAACAACTCGTTAAATGTGTATGATGGTGTCAAGTGGCATCCTGTTAGTACTGAAGTTTCGGATACAGATCCACCTAATCCGACAGCAGGTTCTATCTGGTTAAAAACCCCAGTCAACCAACTTTATCTCTATGATGGCGCCAGCTGGACATTTATCGGTCCAGAAGCAGTAGAAGGATTTGGAATAACAAGACCTCGTGCAACATCATTGATTGATTCAACACAGCGTGAACGACCTGTAATTTTATTAACAATCAACGGTACAGTAGTTGCTATTGCTTCTGAAGTAGCATTTACGATCGATCCCTCAAACGGTATTGCAGGTTTTTCAAATCTAGTTGCAGGTATTACATTATCGACTTCGATGCTGATTAAAGGCGATTTAACAGGATTGGCAAGTAGGGCGACACAGTTAGAATATGCAAGAACTATTAATGGTGTGCAATTTAACGGCACACAAGATATTACGATTACAGCATCAACTACTGGTAGACTAATCAAAGGTAACTATCTAGTAGGAACGAATTTCAACGGATCTACAGACTTAACGTGGGCAGTCGATGCGACTCCTAACGCTGTTATTGGAAAAGTAGTTGCACGTAATAGTGCAGGTGGATTTGCAGCAACATCTATCACTTCTGATCTAGTTGGAAACGTTACAGGAAATGTTACAGGAACAACAGGTACATTTAGCATTGTTGAAGCAAGCGAATTCCGAGGAGCAACATTAACCGGTAATGCTTTTTCGGCAAGTAGATTGCAGACAGCACGTTTCATCAATGGTGTAAGTTTTGATGGTACTGAAAATGTAACAGTACCAGCAGCAGCAAATACATTAACTACAACATCACTGGCAGCAAATGTAACATCGTCGAATCTAAGACAACTTGGGTATCTTGACAGTTTATCAGTTCAAGGCGCAGGCGGCGTAGGTGTTGGCAACGGCACAACAGATGCTTTAAGAATTTCAATTAGTGGATCGACAGCTAGAATCAAGGGAACAAGTGGATTTGATCTTAGCTTAGATGATCTGTCAGTTCCAGCTGGTGTAGCTTCGATTAAATTGTTAACTGCTGATCAGGCATTAACAGCAGGTGGTGAATCAGTTACTACAGCAATGCCAGAATTAGATCTTCAATGGAATTTAGGTATTCCGTCTAAGAGATTTAATAAACTGTATTCAAAAGATATGTACGGAGACCTAAAAGGTAATGCCACTACATCTACATCATCAATTACAGCAACTAATTTAGCAGGTGGCGGAGTTGGATCAGTTGCTTATCAAACAACATCCGGCACTACTTCAATGTTGCCAGCAGGTACACCAGGATATACACTGGCCACAGGAGGATCAGGTGCCCCGTACTGGACTCCAAACTTCCAAAGTGCTTACTTCGGAACTACACAGGTCAGCTTCAATAGAACCAGTGGTGCATTAACATTAAATGACGTTAGCATTACAGGCAATGCAGCTACAGTTACCAATGGAGTTTATACAACCGGCGCTTATGTAAACCCAAGCTGGATATCAAGTCTAAGTTGGAATAAGATTACTGACATTAGTCTAGCCACAGTTGCAAGAACGGGTAGCTACACAGACTTAATCAACAAACCAATCAGTGCTAATGCACAGTTACAAAATATCGTACAGACAGTTATTGGTACCATAGATCTTTACACAACAGCAAGTGCTGGAAGCGGATATACCGCAGGCTATCCTAGCATCAGCGGCACAGTACAAAGCTGGTCTAGCTTTACCAGTGCTCCTGTTGGCAACACCACAAGAACAGGTGTTTCTATGTGGAGTGGTAATAATGCAGGCCCCACAGTTACACTAACAGTTGATCTAGCAGCATTTATGGGATTAACAAATAATCCAACAGATTTAAACTGGAAAGGCAATTACGATTTTAACGTTGCACCTAGCCTTACCCGTGTTACAGACTTACGTAATACCTATTACAGTATGGGATACGGCAATTGGGCTGTTTACAGCGAACCCGCAACTACATCGACAACTAGTTCGTTGTACGGAAAATATTATATAACAATATCAGTTACTGATACTCATCCATATCACGGTACTAATGTCCAGGCAGGCTGGTTAGGTATTGGCAGCAGAGGACGAAATGTCTACAACCCATAAATTTAGTATTCCTTACACACAGGGGATGATCGATGTATTACCTGACCTAGACACTGATTCGATATTAGATGTCTATTTCAGCGATAACAAGTTTGGTAGTGCTAGAAGTATTTTTAATGGCAAGGAAATGTTTGAAGAAATATATGCCATCAAAGCCAAGTACGGTATCAAAGTTCACTATCTAGTGAATCCAAGTTTGTACAGTAATTTATTTTACAAAAAAGTTCCAGATTTAATTGCCTATATCAAAGACATAGATGCAGATATTGTCACATTGAATAATACCTATTTGCTTAAAGCAGGGATTATCAATGACTTTAGAACAAGCAAACCGGATCTTGAATTAAAGAACAGCGTAAATAACCTAGTGCGTACATTTAAAGATTTTATCTTTATGCACGAGGTATTAGGATTAACCAGTATCATAGTTGATAGAAGTTTGAATAGAGATTTAGACACTCTACGTAAGATGAGTGAATATGCTAAACCTCGTAATATCAAAATAACTATGTT